TGCTTGCAAACTCCACCACGTCGTCCACATAGCTGGGAAGCTGGGCAGAGGGCACTTTCCCACTGGAATCCAACTCGGCCACTCCGCTTGCGGCCCCCTTCTGGCTGGCAGGAATGGCCCCTACGTCCTCTGCTGAGGGCATCCAGGTATCGGACCTAGCCCCTACCTCGGCGGCTGTGTAAGTGGGCTTGCTGGGCGATTTGGCCCATCCTGGAACAGTGGGATCGCTTTCCGTCGTCAGGTATCCGCTGTCATTGGTAAGCTCACTTACCTTTGTCGGGATACCGTCCTCCACAGACTGAATCGCGTCGTATACGCCGCCGCTCTGAACGGGATTTTCGCTGTCTTGGGTAGGCGTTGGGTCGGTGGTAACGGTTACGTCCTCCACAGCCTTGTCCACATACCCCTTAGTGGCCCCGTCGGTGGCCGCCGTAGGCTCCGCCATCCCAGTGACCTTGTTTCCGCCCATATTGAGTGCGCCAGACATGGGCACCGTGCCGTTGGCCATGAAGTCGCCGCTGCCGATCCCGTCCATGCCGTTATACACTTGGTAATCGGTGTGGTCCCCACTGGTAAAGGTCATGCGGTAGGTGTCCAGGGTGCCAGGTGCGTGGGTTCCCTCGTACAGCACAACCGATTTCACGCCGTTCCCGGCGCTTCCAGTGTCTCCCTTGGGGCCCTGGGGTCCCTCCGGGCCAACATTCCCCTGGGGGCCTGTGTCCCCCTTCGGTCCCTGGGGGCCAATCTCTCCCTGATCGCCCTTCGGGCCTTGAGGGCCTTCCGGTCCCCGCTCCCCCTGGGGGCCTTGTAACTGTCCTTGGCTTTTCCAGTCCGGTTCCCCGGTCTCGTCCCACATATAGATGGTGTAGGGTGCGGACGCGCCCACGTTGTACATATCTCCCTGCTGGGGCTGGGTCACAGCGCTTCGCAGCGCTTCCAGGCTCTCATAGGTCCCCTTGATATCCAGCCCTGTCCCGGTGTCCCCCTTGTCGCCCTTGGGTCCCTGGGGTCCCGTTTCCCCAGTCTCTCCCTTTGGGCCTTGAGGGCCGGTCTGTCCAGTTTCTCCTTTGGGACCCTGGGGGCCTGGTTCTCCCTGGTCTCCCTTAGGCCCTTGCGGACCGATATCGCCCGGCTCTCCCTTCAGACCCTGAGGGCCGGTCTCACCTGTATCGCCCTTCTCCCCCTGGGGCCCGGTATCTCCTGTGTCGCCTTTCAGTCCCTGGGGACCCTGGGGGCCTGTCAGCGCGGACAACTGCTCTGGGGTAAAATCCTCATAGGTAAACGGGTCGCCCTTGTCGCCCTTCTGGCCTTTTTCGCCTTGCGGGCCTGGCTCTCCTGTATCCCCCTTTGGGCCTGGCTCTCCCGTTTGACCAGCCGGTCCACGGGGACCAGCGTCCCCCTTCTCCCCCTGGTCGCCCTTGTCGCCCTTGGGCCCCTGCCAGCTTCCTTTGTCCTTCCAATCTCCGTTTTCCCAGGCATAGAACTGGGTGCCGACGATATACACATCCCCGTCCTCCCCTGTGGGGTGTTCCGAGATGAACGTATCATAGCTGTCATAGCTGCCCAGGTTGACGGCGGGGTCGCCCTTCTCGCCTTTCAGGGTGGCAAGCCATTCCGCCTCTGTGCCCACGAAGCCGTGCTTGACGGCGATGCCGTAGGCGGAGATATAGTAGCCCCTCCATTGTTCCAGGTCATACATCAGATCAATCCCTCCCTGTGAGCGTCTGCTGGCTGGTAGGTGTCGGCATACCACCGCATGAACTCCCCGTAAAAGCTGTTGAACATCTGCATGGTGTTTTGATATTTGTTGTACTCGCCGTTGGCGTAGTCGATGCGGGCCTCCAGATAGGGGGCGTATAGTTTATCGTGGGGCGGGTAGGCCAACAGCTCCTTGTCCTTGTCCGCCGTGTAGTCGTATTGAATGACCTCCACAGGATGAAACAAAAAGACTTCCGTCTGTACCATGCCCTCCACCTCGTTGAGCCACATGGTCTTTGTCTCGTTGGAGAAGGCGTTGGGCTTGACCTCGTCCACATGGGCAATCACTTGTGACAGGGTCATGGTATCCCTCCTTTTGCGGAAGGGGCCGGTTTCCCGGCCCCTTTTTCGTCAGCTTCCGATGAGCTGTGTACCCCCGGCAACGCCGCCCACAGCGGCGAACCGCCAGTCGTTGAAGCCCGCGGTAAACCGGGCGTAGCCGCTCCACACGTTGGCGTCGTTGCCCTCGTCGATGCGGCTCTTGACCTCCAGGGTCTTTCGGTCCAGCCAGATGGCCCCGCCATATTCCTGGTTGTACCGGGAATCCATCAGAATCCAGGGAGAGGTCCCCTTGGTAATGAACTCATTGAGGTAGGGCCAGATCACGACCGTCCACCGGCCATACTGGTAGTTAAAGCCGTTGTTGCTGGTGCTGGGGTCTTTGTCGGAGCCAATGGCCTCGAACACCGCGTTTTTGAGCTTGTAGTCATTGGGGATGATGATGGTGTCCGGGGCCACGTCCAGGATCTCGTTGCTGTCGCCCCGGAAGTCCTGCATGGCCGTCTCCACGGCCCCGAGGGCCTCCACGCTGAACGCGTCGGCGAACTGGTTGGACTGGGTGCCCTTGTTGGTCTTGAGCACGCTGGGGTGGTCTTTGGCGAACAGGCACTTGTTGTCCGCCGTGGTGGTGGCGAAGCTCACGCCCCGGAAGCTGGTGGAGGTGCCGCCGGTGATGGCGGTGCCGAACAGGGCCGCGCCGAACCGCTCACGGGTGCGGTAATAGCCCGCGATAAAGGCGGCGGGCCGCTTCTTGAGGTCCATAAGCTTTGCGTCGTCCACGATCTCGCGGGACAGGGAGAAGCTGTTTTTCCAGACCATGTGCTCCATGGTCTTGTTGAATCCCTCCTGCATGTTGTCCACGGGGTAATTGCCGTTTTCGCCCACGGGCTGGAAGCCCTCCATAGCGGTCATGGTGGTGAACTTCTCCCCGTAGTGGGTGGAGGTCTCCACGTTGAACAGCTCCTTGATCACGGACTGCTGCTCAAACGCCTCGCCGCGCTTCTCCAGGAACATGCGGATGGGCGCCTGGGACTTGCCATAAATCGAATCCTGGAGGCCGGAGCCTTCCGAGAATGTAATACCTGCCATTTGTCAACACTTCCTTTCTATTAACCGCTGCTGGGGACGGCGGCAGCCGTCACGCCGGGGAACCGCACCCGGACCTTCGCGCCGGAGGCGGTGCCCTCCATCCAGACCACCTCGGCCACGCCGCCTGTGGTGGTGGCGGTGACCTGCAAGCCGTCGGTGTGGATGGTCACCTTGTCACCCACCTTGATGGAGGTGGCGGCGGCGGAAAAGGTGGTCTCAAAGATGATGCTGTCCAGCACCCGGATCACCGGGATGATGGTTCCTGCGGTGAGCTTGTCCGTCTCTTCCCGCATGGAGATATAAGTGGGGGCGGTGGTGCCGGAGGCCAGAGCAAGGTTGCCGCTGGTCTGGGTCAGCGCCATGCCCACCTGGGGGGTAATGGCCCCTGCGGGGAGATACTCCCACGCGGGCACCCTGCCGCCCTCGACGGTATGGATCAGAAAAGCCATGTCGTAGCTCCTTTCATTTTTTCATATACTTCTGGTAATGCTTTTGGATTTCCTCTTCCGTGGCGTCCGGGTTAAAGGCGCGGTACTCGGCCTTGATGTCCTCCGGCACGCTGACGGCCCCGGTCCCTCTCGGGGGATTGGGGGCGAGGTGTTCCTTGCTGGCCGCTGACTGGATGGCCGCCTTTCGGCTGGCCTGGGCGGTGCGCTGGGTGAGTGCGTCAAAGTTGGCCAGGCGGTAAGCGTCCAACAGGGTGTTGCCCTTCTTGACCAGCTCGTGGAACCGGCCATAGTTGGCCATCTTCGCCAGGTCGCCAAACTCCTTGATGGAGGGGTCTATGGCGGAGATTTCCTTGACCTGTTCTTCAATCATGGCCCTGGCCTCCCGTTCCCGGACCTGCCGGGCGGCGGCCTCCGCCTTGGCCCTGGCCTCCCGCTCCTGCCGGACCTCCGGCAGAGAGTTGACCAGCGCCTGGTATTCCTCCGGGGTCAGCCCGGCCTTTTTTTGAAGGGTCTGAGCCTGCCGGGCCTGGTGCTGCCTCTGGTAGGCGTCCAGCTCTTCCTTGGAGGTGATGGGCTGCCCGGTGTAGGGGTTCGTCATCCCGCTGCTCCGGATGGCCTCGTCGATGGCCCTGCGGGTCTCTTCCTGAGACTCCCGCCGAATCCGCTCGATCTCCGCGTCCCGCTCCGCCTCGGCCTTTCGGCGGGCGGCGGCGAACCTAGCGTCGTCCTCGGTCTTTCCGCCCTCATCCTCTTGGGATTCGGGCGGCTGGGCTTCTTCTCCCACAGCAGGGGCGGCGGGCTCCTGCTCTTCTGCGCCTTGCTCGGCAGGGGCGGTGACCTCCTGCGCTTCTTCACCTGTCTCCGGCTCCAGGCCGAAAACCTCGCTGTAGTCGATGTCCATATGTCCTCCTTACTTTCCGGTTCTCAGGTCGGTGCCCTTCTTTACAGTGCTGTTGCCCTTCTTGGTATTGGCAGAGACAGGTGCCTTGACCACCTGGGTCCCTGTATTCCTGATCCTGCCGATGTAACCCTTGTCAGCCATACCGCGACCTCCTTTCTGTGTGGATTGGTATTTCTACGCTGTTACCCTGCGCTCATGGTCTGCTGTGCGTCCTTCCTGGCCTGGCTGACGACGTTCTGGACCGTCTCCGCCTGGGCCTGGGCCTGCTGGACCTGCATCTGCTGCCGCTGCATCTGCATCTGTACCTGCATCATCTGCTGCTGTTGGAGCTGCTGCCTCTGCAGCTCTTCCTCCAGGTAGCTCTTGGTCTCCCCGGCCCCTGGATAGTGGAGCATTTCCATTTTCGTCCAGAACAGGATGAGGGTTTGCAGGTTTGCCGGGTCGCCAAAGGCCCCGGTCTGGAGGTTCATCCGGGTCTCCTGCCACATGGCCTCCCGGTTGGACGCCAAGGGGGCGGAGGTGTCGCAGGAGAAGAGAAAGCGGTCGTTCCACACCCAGTTCCCCGCCTCGTCCCGGTCCAGGAAGTCGTAGCGGTTAAACTGCCGGTACTCCGCCCTGCCGTGGTTGTCATAGCTCACCACGGGCCTCGGCTCGTCGGCGTAGGCTAGCTTGAACTTGAACATCGCCTCAAAGAGCTGGGCGTAGGCCGCGTCCTTGAGTACCCGCTTGGACTCCAGCCGTCCGGCGGCCTGGGCGGCGGAGAACTCCTTGGCCGTGCCGGAGGTGGCGGTGGTGTCCTTGCGCCCCTGGTAGCTGTCCGTGATCCCAATGGCCTGCCGGGCCTCTTCGTATACCTGGGAGAGATAGACCATGTCCTGCTCCACGTCTCCCTGGAGGTCGTACACCCCGATCATGGCCATGTCGGCGGCGCTGCCTGGCCGGATGACCTTCATATCGTCCTCATCCACCCGGATACGGGCGGAATCGGGCAGGGTGATGTACGAGCCGGAGCGGATCAGCTTGTCAATAATTTTGGCGGACAGGCGGTTGGTGGTGTTCTGCTGGTCCTCAATCTTGTCGATGTCGGAGTCCCCCAGGAACTTGCCGTAGACGGACACGTTTTTTTGCAGAATCACCGGGTAGATGTCCGGTTTGTAAAACGGGATGCGGGTGGGCTCCTGCACCGCCGTCCGAACGGGCGGCCCCAGCTCGTCCACCTGCTCCACCAGCTCTACCATGGCCCCTGGGATTTCGGTCCCGTCGCTGCGCGGGATAGGGGTGTAGACCTCTTCGTACTCTTCCTGGGTGCTCTCCCACTTGGTCCCCCCGCAGTAGGGGCAGGTTGTACGCCTGCCCCGCTGGCCGCCGTTTGCGCCCTGTGGCCCCTGTCCGGTGCCGTCCGGGGTCATGCCGGGCAGCAGCCCGTTGACAGCAGGCTCGTCCACCGGCTCGGCCTCCAGCGGCTCCACGGCCCCGCACTTGGCGCAGCGCCGCAGCCGCCTGGCCTGGTAGTCGTCCAGGTCCTCCAGCTCCACGTCGTTGACCCAGGAATACAGGCCGATGCCGCCCTTGCCGTTGCGGTAGTAGGCGACGTACTGGGTAATCATGTCCTCGGCGGTCCCTCCGCCCTTGACCTCCGGCTCGGCCTCGGACTCCTGATCCACGTCCACGCCGTACCGGGACTTGATGTAGCCCTTGGTCTGGGGGATTTTGAGGATGATGTAGTCCATGTCCTCAATGCCGGTGTACACCCCGTCCTGGGGCACCAGCTGCTTGGGGTGGAGGGTGGACACCGCCAGTTCGCCAATGGTGGCGCTGGTCCGCTGGGTGTTGTCCCACTCCACCAAGAAAGCCGCGCCCCCCTGGATGGGCACCGTGCGCTCCATCACGTCGTTGAACTGTTCAAAGGGCATCCGGTCCAGCTCGTTGCGCAGCATGTCCTCAATGAGCTTGGCCCGCCACTCGTCCTCCTGGCGCACTGGGGTGACCTTTGGCTGGGGGATGTTGCTGTCCACCTGGCTTTCGATGAGCTCCGCGCAGAGGTTGCGCACATGGGGGGTCTTTTTTCTCCTGGCCTTGTCGGTGAGGGGGCTGATACGGTCGCTGCCCTGGTACAATTCCTCCCGCCGGTCCATGCGGGCCTCTTCCTGGCTGTAGGCGGAGGCGTTGCGCCTAAGCCTCCCCTGCCACAGCTCCAGTCGTTTTCGGTTCATCTCTTGGGCTTCCCCCATTTCTTGATTAGGTACTCCCGCTCGGCGGGGCTTGCGTTGTCGTAGTCCTCCCACATGGAGGCGTCCCACTCCGCCCCGGCGGTCTCAGGGGCTTGGGACAGGCAGCTCTGCTGGGGCCGGATGGCGTGGGCGATGGCCAGGCTCATCACCAGGTCGTCGTGGGCCCCTTTCTCCGCCTCCGGCCGGAACTTCTCGTTGCGCACAAAGGTCAGCATTTCCTCCAGGGTGGCCTTGTCGCATACCGATGTAATATCCTCCCGGCACACCTTGACCAGCTCGGCGAGGATGCCCATACGGTTCTTCTGGCTAGTCCACCACCCAAAGGACTGTGTGGGCTTGTGGGTGTAGGTGTCCAACTGCTCCCGCACGTATTGTCTGGGATATCTCAGCCGCTCCAGCGTCCGGATGGGGTAGGTGGACCAGTTGGCCTCGATGCCGATGAGGGCGGTGTTGTAGTACATCCCCAGGCAGTACATCTGCATGGTGTACAAATCCTCGTCCATGTGGTGGTGTAGGGTACACACCTGATCCCCGGTCCGGTTGTCCAGCACCTGAGCGGCGAACCAGTCCGAGCCGTCCCCCGCCGTGTCCCCTCCGATGACGTAGGGCGCGCCCTCTTCCGGCTCCTGATAGATGCGGATAAACCCGTTGGGGTCGTCCGTCCACCGGATGTTGTTGAGGGCGAGGCCGTCATAGTCAAACACAAAATATCCCGTCTTGACGGGCTGGACATCCTCCAGCAGCCTTGCCGTGACCGCCTGTCCGTCAAACACCGTCTGGCCCGTCACGCCCCACATGCCCAGGGCGTAGACCTGGTAGTAGTATGGGTCTGTGTCCCGAAAGCCCTCCAGGGTGTCGATGGCCTCCTGGGGCAGAAAGCGGTTGTCCTTGTAGGTGCTCTCATGGACGCTGGCCCGCGGGTCGCTGCGGTCAAAGAACCTCGCCTTGAGCCAGTGGGTGATGGACACCGGGTTAAATGTGATGATGATCTGGAGGTAATAGGGGCACACCGTCCGCAAGCGAATATCGAGCTGATTGAAGTCGCTCTCCAGCAGCTCACTGGCTTCCTCAATCCAGATCCCGGTGATGTCATAGATGGATTTGAGCTTTTCCACGTCGTCCAGCCCGGCGAACAGGATTTCAGACCCGTTTGGAAAGGATATCCGCAGGTCCCCCTTCGCCACCTGCGCCCCGCAGTTGGGGTAGTAATCGTTGATGGTCTCCCGCAGCAGGGCGAAGCAGGATTCTCTCAGCGTCCTCGCCACCTTGCGGCACACCAAAAAGCGGTGCTTTGGCTCGCTGATGCACCGCTCCCCGAGCTTCCGGGCGGCGAACACGCTCTTGCCGGACCCGCCGCCCCCCTTGAGCACCAGATACCGGCTCTCGTCTGCAAAGAGGGGCAAAAACGCCTCGTTGCTGGTCTCCCTTAAATGCTTGTACCACAGCGCAACAGAGTACAGGGTGTCAACGTCCATACTGCTCCGCCGCCTCCTGGATGGCCTTTAGCTTGTCCGCCAGGCTGATGGTGTTCTCCACCTTCACCTCTCCGCTGTGCTCCACTCTGTCGAGGAATGCCCCTGCCGCCCTGGCCCGCAGCTCAGATGCTTTCAGTCGGTCCGCCGTTTTTTCCTCTGTGTTCAGCATGACCTGGGTCCAAAAGGCGTTGATTTCCTCCATTGTGGCGATCCTTGGGGATTCCAGGAGCTTGTCCCGGTCTTTGATGTAATCCTTAAGTTTCCTGAGGTTTTCGCTTCCTATGGCCCAAAACGTCTCATCTGTCTTTGCTTTATACCCGGCGAGGCGTGCCGCCTCTGTGGCGGTGTGGCCCGCCTTGTAATAGTCCACCCATGCCTGTTGTTTCGCAGTCATCCTTGCAGCCATGTCACCACCTCTCGGTCGAGTGTTTTGGTGCCTCCCCCGTCTCCTGCAACTGCGGGGCGGCATATACCCGGTTTTCCGGGTATCTTGTGGGTTGTTTCCGGCTTTGCCCACTGGCCGGACAATTTGATACCCCCTGTGTCCCTCCTGTGGGTTCAGGGGGATGTCTACATCACGCCAAGCAAGCATAACAAAAGTCCAAAATAACAGCGCCTTTGTTTGTTATCGTCATTTTGTTTGTGCTTTTATCCCACTCACACTGCAAATACCCCGAACGTGCCTCTTTACCTGGAGTGCAAAACGTCATAAATTGGTTGTCTGTGCTTCTAGGTGAGGCATATATAAGAATCAATTTTGTTCCGCTGGGGACGCTCATAATCATAGAATTAGATGCAGTTATGTTCCCATAACTATTTCCGTTCTCTGTGAACCCTGCTCCAGAGCTTCCCCCAATCATCGACTGAAAAATCACGTTCCGTCACCGCCTTTCGGCGTTTTGACGGTCAGGAGGTCAGAACGCCCCCCCCCATTGCCAGAAAATGGTATTGTTCATTTTGACGACCTCTTTCTTTCAAAGTGAGCGGGTGAGGATTTGCACCTCACATAGCGCAGCTACGATCGGAGGGACGGCCTTACTCGTCAGCAAGGCGGTAGCACATTTAGTCCGTCCTCGTTGCCTTGTTTACTGTCTACCTATTCCAGCACCGCTCGTATTGTCCCGCCGCCGCCCTCATGCGGACGGGAGCGGGGTATGTGCCCAACCGAATTTCACGGGGCCGCCGGAGCGGAGCCGCTTTTACGGGCTGCGGCTTATGGTAAATGAGGTGAGGAATGAAAGAAAAGGTGTAGAGGTCCATCCAAGCCTCTACACCCTATATTTTCGCATGGCACATCTTTTTCGCCCACCCAAACGGGTGAAGTCTATATGTTTCGGCAGGATACGATTAAGGTTTATTCTCTCTTTCTCCGTCGTCCCAGCAGAAATCGTCCAAGCCGATGTGATAGTGGTTTGCGATCTTCTTCAGCTCAGTTAATCCAGGTTCTCTTTCGCCCCGTTCGTACCGTCTCAGGGTGTTTGACCCAAGCCCCATAAGCTCTGATTTGATTTGCATGCTAATGACTGGCCTTTCTCTCTCTCGGAGCCTCCGCAGGCGCTTTGCGAACTCACTCAAGGGCTATCCCTCCTCATGCTGTCCACCCTCTTCGTCCACCAGATCAAGAACATACGTCTCCAAAGCAGATTCAACCTTAAAGCTTCTGGAAAACAAACGTTTCTTTTTCTTCTGGCGGAAAACTGTGATTGATATGCCGACGGTATCATCAGGGACACGCAGTTTGTACTCTTTCACTGTCCGCCCTCCCCGTCGTGGATGTTTCCTCCCAGCATCTCGCAGATAAACGCCATATTGCAGGCCATGTGTTTGTAGTGTGGAATCCCGCTCTCTGTGTCTACGCTGTCAGGCTTGTCCACAAAAGCCAGTGTGTGTCGTAGCAGGGCATTGATGTACCGGCGCAGCTCCACGGTTTTCCAGTTGCCCGGATCGTGATACTTCTGGTTCCCATACATGCGGACCTCTGCAATGTCCCGTATGATTTGTGTAGGCACAAGGTCGAGTTCCAGTTTCCCTGCGTCAGCTTTGGCTTGCTGGTCATCTTCATGTCCCCATGTGCTGGTAATGATGACTTCGCTCATTGGGCACCTCCGATGATCTCGTCAAGGGTGTAGGACTGGCCGGGCTGGATGCTGGGGAACAAGTCCTCGTTGATATACAGGTGGTCAAACACCAGGGTAGATCGCTCCCCGAGGTTGGGTGTCCGCCTGATAGCCCCATCCCGCCCAAACACACGCTTAATGGTCTTGGCATCCTCCACCTCCTGCTGGGTGAAGCGGGGCTTGTCTGTTAGGTTCCACTCGTCTACTGCACTCCCACATATTTTGTCAAGAGGGCACTGTTCACAGGTAAGTCCTCTGTATGTAAGTTTGCTGCAATACCCCTGGCATTCCCCCAGCGTCCAGTCCTTCAACGGCTTGTCCATGTTGGCCTCCTTCTTTTCCGTTCGCTCCCCGCACCCACAATATGGGCACGTATATCCCCCAATTGGATTTTCAGGTAACGCATTTCCACACGATGGGCATATATACTGGCCATCCTCCACCACCTCATAGCCCATCAGGCGGGCGGCTTCGTGGGGGTGCTCGTTCACCCATTTATTGCACTTATCTGCATTCATCCCTCTATCTATCACTGTAGAAATCTTCTGGAATAGAGGGCACTCTTTACAACGACCATCGTTTTTCCCACAGAATCTATAAGATTCTGCATTTACTATCTCCCCCGTCTTACTCCGAAACTTCATGGTCGGCCTCCTTTCGCTGGCCGTAGGAACAGAAATCATCCGGCTTGGCACATTCCAGACCTTGCGGAAGAACACACGGAGAAAAATATTCCTCCGACTTATAATGCTGGCACTCCCGGCACCTGACCACAGGCACGGCGGAGATGGTGGGCATTGTTTTTACATCGCAAGTAACATTTTTACATCGTTCTTTGTATTCACAGTCACAGCAGAATAGTTGCTCCGCATCAACCAGTTTCATGTTCGTCCTCCTTGTCCATCTTCGCTCCGTTCCGCTGTATGTAATCTATACAATTCTCGGGTTCGACCCCGCAAAGACACGGAGCATAGACACAGGTATCGCAGATATTAAACATCTCTGTCAGAGTCATTGTTGTCCTCCTTGTCCATGCGAGCGCCGCAGTTGGGGCAGTAGTCCAGTCCTTCCCATACCCACTCTTCAAGGTCATTCTCTCCATCCGTAAGGCATCGGATGTCAAATCCACAATCCGTGCATATACCGTTTTTCCACCGCCCGTGCCTCACCTCCGCAACGTCGGCGGCGGGGAGGTTTTCCACAAACTCCATCACGCTCTCAATTCCGAAAATGAAATGCTCATTGGCGTGCTTTTTGTCGCAATGGTCAGCGCGAATCGGATAGGATAGTATTGCTTCCCGCTCTATGTAACTCATTCCTGCTCCCTCCGTAAATACTTCGGCATATACTCAGCCCACGGGCCCAAAATGCTCTCTGCCTTTTCTAAAGCTTCCAGTTCAAAAGAATGCGGAAACTCTTCGTCTTTATTGACATAGGAAAACCACATCATAGCAAGGGTTCGCTTCACCTGCTCCAGCTCGGCGCTATCGGTGGCGGCTAGAGCATCAATCATCTGCTCATAGTATTTTTCTTTCTCGTCCAGCTCCGCCCGCAGCTTCTCGTTTTCGGCCTTCAGCTTGTCCGCCTCCTGGATTCGTGCCAGGACATCCTCCTTTTTGATCTGCCAGAGGGATAGCGCTTCCCCCATGCAACGGTTCTCAAATTTAATGGCCTGGTCTGTGATGGTTGCGGTGATGTTCAGCTTGTACCCTGGCTCATAGTCCAGCTTCTCAATCTCCATTAGGTGTCCTCCTGTTTATTGTAATTTTCGGACTTATCGCGTACAGCAGGATAGCAGTCCCGATCCAGTGCCAGAAATCTTGAAATATAAACTGCATAACTTCAACCATCAGATGTCCTCCTTGTGGTATAATCGATGCGAGGTGATGATCGTGCTGTCAGAATCAAACTACAATGCTTTGGTAAGATTCAGAGGAAAGTCCATTCCAATATCTGCAAAAGAAACGACGGATGAAATATCCTACTTCAAGGAAATGGGATATATCGCCCCAGATGAATTTGGCTTTTGCGAAGAGAAGAATGAATTCTTTTCCCTTGCGGTGTCCTATAAGCTTACCCCGCGTGGGGAAGATGCTTTAGCGGAGTTCGAATATCGCGCCAACCAGGAAGCCAAGAACGATTCCGCCAAGAAAAAGGAGCACATATTTCAAATACTTCTTGTTTTTCTTGGTGCGATTATCGGTCTGCTTATTGAGCGATTTTCCGGTATCACCGATTGGATCAGTTCTTTCTTTTGACATTGGATGTTCTCCTTCACTCCTTGTGGTATAATCGCCTTGAGGTGACCAAACATGAAAGATTATAAACTTGAAATATTTCTCTTGAAATCAATTAAATCCGCTGGCTTCATCTTCGGAGACAGCTTTGATTCCGAAATGACTACCCTCATCGGGAAATTCGAGCAGCCGGAAACTCTCACCACCGAGGACAAAGAAACCGCGCTGAACATCTTCCGGGACGGCCAAAAAAATTTAGATGCCGCAATGATAGAAAACCGGGATCAACTGCGCCTAATGTTTGCGTTATGTGTTGCAAACCTGGAATTGGAGCTGCAAGGGCGTGAGTAGATCCCTAAAACCATCGATAATTTAGCTCATCATCCAACATCGACCAGCGAAAAATCTTATCGTCTGCCGCAATCAGCCCCTCATCCTCCAGGGCAAACCGCTTGTCATAGTCGTGGACGGTATGGCCGTCTGCCTTGAACGTCACCGGGCTATCCTTGTCCCATTTGAGCATCAGCGCCCACAAGTCTGGATAGTTTTTGTGGAGCTGTCGGAGCTGTCCTACGCCCTGGTTGTGGCAGAACCAGCACCCGCCACGGGTCGCTGTGGTATAGATTGGGGAGAGCAGGTCGTTTTCCTCGCACCACTGACGGCAATCGGATTCTGTCCAGCCTGCCTCTACAAGGGGGCTTTTCTTAGAGTCGGACAGGGTGTGGAAGCGGTTCGGCTCATCGACAGCAATGCCAATATACTGTATTGTGCCTCTGAGCGTCGATGATAATGTGTGCTGCTTCAGGCGGCTGTTGCACCAAGGCCCTCTCTGGTAGGGCCAGCCGTAAATCTTCCCCTTCCGGCGCTCATTGCCCCCCGCTGCAATCATGTAAAACACATCCACATAGCACCGCTTTCCCCGGACGTGCTCCACCTCAATCCCCCACCGCTCCTTGATGATGCGGTCTGCCTTGGCCTTAAACTCCACCATCGGCGGCAGGTCTGCGGGGATGGCGTCCGTAGCCCAAACCTCAGCGTGGACGATTCGGTCTAGCGGCCAGCCCAACTGCTCGATGGCTCCCAGGCAGGCCATGCTGTCCTTGTCAGCTAACCATAGCTGAGGCTCAAAATGTGCTCAGGCATGGTTGGCATCACCGTCCTCTCCCTCCGGCGGGCGGCGGTATAGGTTGTAGTCTACGCCCATACCACTAATAGGCACATAGACCGTATGCCACCCTCTGAAAATGATTTTGTCCTCTGTGACAGCCTTGATAATATGCCATCCGCTTTGTAGCAATGGGTCAAATACTTTCAGATAAGCGGGCTTGTCTTTCATTTCCCGCAACTGCTCCATCGTCAGCGCCTCGTTCAGCGGGGTGAGGGTGGGCGCATGGACCACCATCTGCATAACGCGCCGCAGGATCGATTTTTCCGTTTCATCCTCGGTTTCGTTGTACCATGAGACGAGCGCGTTATTTAACGCATATGCGTCAATCGGTCTTAACATTGGTTAGCGCCTCCCCATAATGCTTTTCGGCGATCTCTATGTATTCATCGAGTAATTTCTGCTGTGCCAGTGCCCATTCAGACAGGCAGGTAAATGAGCAAAAATCTTCCGGCTTTCCGATGGAGAAACCTTTTGGCATATTCTCGCTTTCCCTGTTCTGCAAAACAAAAAATCCGTCAAGAGTAATGCGAATATCACTGTCTTTAATTAGCTTTCCGCACTGGTCGCAGCAATGTGCTTTAGCCATCGTTCAGCGCCTCCAATTCATTCAATCTGATGTCCACGGCCTCGTCCGTCATGGGAGCGCCGCAGTTCGGGCAAAACAAACGTTTTCCAACAGCCATCTTACCGCATTTCGAACACCTGCTATAAAATGCGTCATCTCCCACCGGCTCCCACTCACCCCTCCATACCTTTTCCACCTGCTCCCGGCTGACGGGGCGGAGGGCGGTGAGGGCGAGGTCGAGGGCTTCATGGAGCTTGTCTTCTTCAATTCTTCCCTCAATGGTGGTTATAGGGATGAGCAAATCCCACCATCCGCCGTTTTCAAGAACTTCAATCGCTTCTTCCCGCGTCATGGCTGGGCCCCCTCAAAAATCAAAACGGTTTCCGGCGTTGTATTTCTTCTTCGTAATATCCTCCAGGTGTCGCCGAATAATTTTTAATTCCTTTAGGATTTCAATCAAAATCTCTTTCATTCCATCCCCTCCAGCATCTCCATCTCTTCCGCGCTCAGGATCGGCGCGCGGGTGTTCCAAAGCAGTGAGGCGTTTTTTGCAGCAACATCCTTGCCAAACCCAGCTTGACGGACTGTCTCCGTGCAGCACTCACAGTAGATGGTGCAGACATCGTAATACTCACCGAAACGCTTTTTCTTATCTTTCTTGAACGACATAACAATGCGATTGTGATTGTCATTTCCGCAATGTGCGCACGGCACCAACACCCCCGCATCCGTCAGCCGTCGAGCCGCCTCGTGATCGCCCAGCAGGGCTAATTTGATGTCATCCATTTTTCAGCCTCCATGAGCCGCCACCCACTGGCCATAGGTCATCCCATGTGCCTTTGCCTCCCGGTTCACCGAGATCAGTCCCTGCTTCGGCTTCTTCCGTTCCACCCGAACGACCGGCTCTTTGGGAGCAATATTCTGCTCTTGCTTGAGCTTTTTCTTGCACTCCCCGCAATACCAAACGTACCGGGCCTCTGTCTCAAACTCCTTCCCGCATCGCTTACAGGTCACTGTTTTCATTTTTTACTGCCTCCAGTATTTCGATCTCCACCCTGGGCCGCTTTTTATCCACCTGAAACTCGTCGCTGAACCCGGCGATATTGGCCCAGCCGTCATTCCTAATGACTTTCATGCTCACCAGCGTGTCCTGGATCATCTTCCGGCCAAAGGAGGATATGTTATCCTTGTCCCGCCTGCGGTCCTTCTCGATCCAGGTGTAGCGCATCCAAACAGGCTCCCGCAACGGGCCTTTCACCTGCCTGCGCAGCACAGCCGCTATGTCCCGCTGGCACTTGCGCTTGAGGGCCGCACCCTTCTGCCGGTGTGCCCGCTCCGCTTCGATATAGTCGTTAAGTCCAGGCAGAGTAAACGGTATGACTATCTTCATCCCAAACCCCCGTTTCTTTCCAAAAACTCGTCAATCCAAGCATTACACTTCATGACACTCTCCTTGCTTGGCTGTGTGGACGGTTTCGGCGCAGGGGCCTTGCTGCCGGGACGAATCCCCCATCCGTCCCGATGGCAGCGCCGGACTGTGACGTTCCAGTCCTTCCATCCGTTTTTGTTTCCAGTACCTTGGGCAGATTCGTCCACATAGTCGATACAGCGGGCAAGCTCTTCTTCCCCAAGATCAGTGAGCAGGCGCTCGTATTCCTTGTCGCTCAGCTTGACCCAGCCATACTTCCCCCTGGGCGTGCGCGTCTCTTTCTTTTTTGGATTCGGATTCGGATTTGGATTTGGATTCGGATTGGATTCAGGCGGTGATTCACGGTGAGTCACCGTAGATTTCTGTTGGTCACGTTTGATTTCTGGAGGCTCCGGAAATTTAGATTTTTTGTTCTGAATCCGTTGGTGCTCCGCCCAGGTTGGAAAACACAGGTACGGTTCCCCGTCTACTTCGTAGAGATTAACCAAGCCTGCGCACGCCAAATCCGTAAGGCCAGCCTTTATATTGGATTCAGTAACGCCCTTCCGTCTGGGGAATACAAACCCTTTCAGCAGTTCCGGGTCTGCGCTCCCGCGTCCATAGTCATCCACATATGTGATCAGATAGGTCCAAAGCCGAAATTGAAAGTCCGTAAGTGCGTTGATGCTTTTGCTGGTTCGGATGCTCTCCTTGATAATTCTATTTGGCAAATGGACTCACCGCCTTAAAACGGCAATACCACGTCATCATCGGCCAGCTCTGTAAAATCCTGCGGTGGAGGCGCGTAGTCTGGTTCCCGGCTGTCTGAATCCTCTCGCTTGCTGTCCCCGAAGTAGACGCTGTGCGCCACCACATTGTAGCTGGTGCGCTTGTTTCCGTCCCGGTCTGTCCAGGAGTCCATTTGCAGCCTACCGTCCACCACGGCCATGCGGCCCTTAGTTAAGTATTTGCACACAAACTCCGCCGTGTTTTTCCAAGCCGTCACGTTGATAAAATCCGTCCCCTTGTCCTTCCCATCCCGATCTACCACCAGGGAGAAGGACGCTACCGCTGTGCCGCTCTGGGTATGGCGCAGCTCAGGGTCCCGGGTCAACCGGCCCATGATTATGATATGATTGAGCATCGTTATCCTCCAATCTGTATTCAGCGTAGCTGGTCGCTTCGCCGTAACGGTTCTTCCCGGACACCATCCGCCGGGAGATGCGGTGCCCCTCCCGGCGCAGGTCCCAAATCCTTGCCCCCAGCCGCATGACTCCAAGATCACCCAGGGCCTGCAAGGGGGTAATGCTCCCAAAATCCCGCATGTACCGGAGTACCCGGTCAGTCTGTTTCAAGGTAATTCCTCCCGAACTCTCGGATAAAGTTCTCCACGGTCCAACCGTTTCTCGCCATTGCCCTGCGCTGACCAAATTTATGTAGCTCCAGCATGGTGTCCTTGTTTTGATGGGCCGCATCCGGGCCGAAGATGTGGCACCTGTCGTGACACAAATAGACCACCAGCCCGTATTTTTCAGACTTCTTTCGGTATGGCCCGCCGAAAATATGATGCTTGTCCAGCGGGTCCACAGAACCATTTCGCCCACATAGCCAGCACTCGTGCAACATTACCCACCGCTCCTATTCCATTCCCGGTCTAATTGATCGTTTAGTATTTTGATTTGCAGCTTATAGCCGTTAATTGCCTCCATAGCGGATTTGTATACAACCTCTGCCACATCCCGCTCAAACCGGAGCTTTGCTATCTCTGGGTTCCCCCGGCACACATCTGATATAATTGTGACCGGGGTTCCATTTTCCCGCTCTATGAGTATCTTCTTCGCCATTTCCACACGGTAATCATGTTCCGCCTGGGCATATGCCCTTCCACGTTTTCCAAGTTGAGTGATCGCTTTGTCGAGCAGCACAGTTTTCTGTCCGATCTCTTCTATCAGGTCCGCGTCCATACCCAACACCTCTTCCCGTTGCACTGAATAGCCAGGCCACAGATGTTCTGTGCGTCATCATAGGCTATCTTTTCGACCTGGAAGTTGTCATAGTTTTTGTACTTTCCGTTGTATTGTTTGATATTGCACTTTTCAGCAGGTATCTTGATCTTTGGGGCACTGTAAAGCTCGGCTCCTATCCCCCATGCGAAACCCGCTCTTTTCATAGCGTCGCTGGCTTCTCCCTTTTCTGCCTCCATGTTGGATTCAGTCCCGACGTTCCATTTCTGTACCCACTCTCCAGCTTCTGACTTGATGGAGATACCGCAGTACATTTTCCCGTCTATCTCTCGATATTCGTTGCACCAATTCATTGGGCCGACAGTTTCATCTAAGAGCGCCGCGTCAGTCCTAGCAGTTTTGTAAAGAAGCAGCTTCAACCACTTGCCCTGTTTATCAATTTCAGATACCCTACACTCGATTTCTCCCTCAGTGAGCAGACGAAACATTCTCATGCCATCACCTCAGTTGAAGCGACTGCCGCTCCACCAGCTCTACCCCCGGAACCTGTGTGCCGCCCTTAATAAGCGCCGTAACAGCCCTCTTATCAATGGAAGGAGAAGAATATACCACCATATCCGGGTGCCCATTGCAATCCAGCCATTCTGCGGCGGATGTAATGTCGTCCACCTCCAAAGCTGTTGCCTTGCGATAGCTGATGGAACACCGGGCTGTCTCGAACTTCTCCCCGTCTAGCGCGAATCCGATGTACTCCCGCAGCCGCTTGGCTTTGTTCTCCATAGACTTGCGGCGCTCACTCAATCGGGCTTCTTCCTCCTTGATGGCTTTGGCCTCCGCCTCAAGGTTCTTTACATACAGAGCCGTGTTTTCAATCTTCGTCTCTCTCTCCATCTGGAGCCGTGTGAACTGCTCGTAGTCCAGTAGTTCCCCGGTTTCCGGGTTTACCAGTGCTTCCAAGGCGCTGTCGATTTCGTACAGTTTCATATCTATTTTCCTCCGGTTCTAAGGGGCGTTCCGGCAGATCATATCTCTGACCGGCCCCATTGTAATAGTACATATGTTTCTCCTTGCATTTTCGGATGGACGTGCTATAATAGTTATGTATTGTGCTCGTCCCCTTTGCCGCCCCTCGGTCTGCTACACCGGGGAGCGGCGCTTTTTATTGTTCCACCCATTCCCCGCACATGATGTTGTCCGGTTTGTTTTTTGCCCGAATGGTGCGGTATTCCCGGTTCGTGACCTTAACACGTAGACCGGCATAGATACCATATCCACCGCCAGCCTCGATGCCACTGCCAGCCTTGATGCCCTCGCCAGCCTTGATGCCACTGCCAGCCTCGATGCCCTCGCCAGCCTTGATGCCCCAGCTAGCCTTGATGCCCTCGCCAGCCTCGATGCCACCGCCAGCCTCGATGCCCTCGCCAGCCTTGATGCCCCAGCCAGCCTCGATGCCACCGCCAGCCTCGATGCCCTCGCCAGCCTTGATGCCACTGCCAGCCTTGATGCCACCGCCAGCGATCAGCCGTCGTACAATAATTCCAAGTTTCGCGAAAACGCGCCCAGCAAAGACGATGTCTAGCTCCTTAGAGTTGATCTCTTCGACCTCCAGGACATCCTCCGTCGGCCCGACTTTCTCCAGCAACCAAGTCGCATAGTCTGTGTGCCCGCCTGCCACCGCCTTATCCAGCATATCTTGATATTCCGCTTTGCCCTCTGGATAAGTCTGATCAAAAAAGTCCATGCCGCTCTCGCAAGCTCCGAGTTGTGCGAGATGGTCCCGTGTGATGATAAATTTCCCTGTCATTGGTATGCCTCCATTACTTCATAATCAGCGCTACCGCCATCACTGCCACCAGCAGCGCCACAGCCCCTACAAACAGCCGCTGAACCCTGGCCGTCTTGATTGCTTCCCGCTTCCACCGTACCCGGCGACTGTAGCTGGCCGCCGCCCGCTGGCTGGGTGTCCAGTCTGCGTCAATAATTTGGTTTTTCATGCTTGCCCTCCTTGCCTTTTGATTCGCGCTATGTTATGCTTTGGTCAACGTTTCAAGATATAGGAAAGGATTGATTGAAATGAATGATAAAATGCAGTGCGTCACCTGTCCGAATTGCGGGAATTCTGATTGTCGCGAAGACGAATCCTATTGCTTTAATTGCGGAAACCCTCTCCGTAACTACTGCACTAACGGGAATTGTCCAATGTCGGATGAGGATTCCGGTGGCCTCCGTCCAACGGATGTGTATTGTCCGTACTGCGGTTCACAATCCACCTTTCTTGAGGCTGGATTTATTTCCCCGCGTTCTTTTGCGGATGAACAGCCGTCCCGCAATGAGGACAATAATTCCATTTCTGGCTGATTTCCCTGCTGCACTTTGCGCAGAAGCTCAAATCCTCAACAGAAATACGTGAATCTGTTGGGATACAATTCGTGGATTCCAGCACAAACTGACTGCGTTCTTTGCTCAAGCTCTTTCTCACCTCGATCACCCGAAGATTGTTCATCAGCTTTACGCAATCTGCGAAAGCTTGAATGATTTCTTCCCACGTAGTCCCGTAAGCCGCTTTATTCAAGCGGTCCAGCAGTTGTTTTGCATTCCGGGCCTGGTCCTCCAAGTCCAAAACACTGTCCTTATCATTCAAAGTTTTCTTTCTCTCTGCCATAATTTTTTCCTTTCCGGCTTGACAGAGAACGCTTGTTCGAGTATCATATGTCTATCAAGCCTAGTCGGTCGGTTCGATTAGGTCTGTAGCCTCGGTCGGCGGTGGTGCGCTGGCCGGGGCGTTTTTATTGTCCACACATAATTCGGGCCAGCGTGACCTTGCTGATCCGGTTGTCCTTGAAGGGAAGCTTCTTTTTCGCCGTCTCCCTGGTCTTATAGCCCATGACCTGTGCAGACTGGCTGATGTTCAGCATTTCTGTCCCTGGATACAACTCGTTGAGCCGCTCCAGGTTTGCCCGGAAGTCAATATGTTCTTTCATAATGTCCCTCCTTTCATTCCTTCCATTTACTCACCGGATGTCTCTACTTTCTTTGCCTCAGAACATCCGCTGAGTTCGCTTCGCTTGCAGGGCGGTTGATGCATCATTGGTGTAAGGAGGGTCGTTCTCTGCCAACTTCTCCCCGTCCAAAGACCAATACTCCGTAACAGTCCGTGAGGGTTGTCCTGGTTCTCCAGAGCCCCTTGCGGACTTTGTTTCTATGACCTGAATCACCCTGGCGGAATCTACACCGCGCGGGTAAATAACGTCCTCTAAAACGCCCTGCGGGCCCGGGTGTCCTATATCACAACAGGTGCTCAATTCGCTTCACCTCCCTTCCTTAGTCACCGTTCTCTGCATTTGTTGAAATTACTGGTTTTTCGTGGTATTATCCAGAAAAGGAGGATGATACCATGAAAAAGTGTTTCCTCGTTTTCCTTGCACTTTTCCTTCTTATATCCCCTTGCCTTGCCTACTCCGTCCCAGACGATACTGTGGTTTATGTAACGGACACCGGAACGAAGTACCATAGGGATGGGTGTTCATACCTGCACAGTTCCCATCCAATGACCATCCAGCAAGCGGAAGCTGCTGGATATGGACCGTGTTCTAGGTGTAGACCGGATAGAAGAGCAGGCGAGTATGAATCGAGTTGGGACGGGCAATCAAGCAGCTCTTCTAGCCACACTGATGCAACCGAAAGGTCAACTCCAACGCCTACGCCAGAGCCGACGAACAAGCCAGACAACGAGGGTGCGACGATTGCCGCATACGTTGCCCTTGCGTTGTTCATTTTATTTTTCGCTCTCCCTCTCACAGCGTCGATATTCGGAGCGCTTCTAACTGCTGTTTTGGATATCCGAGAACGGATAAAATTACGCAGGCAAAGAAAGCGAGAATATGAAGCAAGGAAATTTAAAGGGCCTGTGCTGTTTGACTTAATAAAAGACACGGACAAAGAGAAGGACTATTGGCTTGTCAATGAAAAGGGAAAAAAGATTTATGCGGACGACCCAGAAGAACTATCTAAAAAAATAGAAGAAGAAACACATAGCAACCAGCGTTTGTAACTTTTAAAGTTACTTTCTAGCCAAAAAAATATCGGCAGGATTCGGAATCGAAAGCAGTTCTACCATTTGCTCCACCTCATCAGTCCCAAAAACACCTTTCTGCATCTTTGAATAGAACGTTTTTTCGTTCAGCCCAAGGAGTTTTGCCACCTGTCTCTGGGACATGCCTCGCTCAGCAATGATTCCTCGCAGTTTATCAGTTGCTACCATCATTTCACCTCCGTAACTTATCAAGTTACTAATATAATACACCAAGAAAAGTAACTTGTCAAGTAATTTTTTACTTGATTTTTGTTTCGTCTCGTGATATTGTTAGGTTACTTAAGCGAGGTGAATAAAATGGATATTGGACAACGAATAAAGGCAGTGCGTGAATCAAAAAGAATGACCCAAGAAGAACTAGGGGTTGCTTGTGGGACAACAAAACAGACCATATTCAAATATGAGACAGGTATTGTTACAAACATTCCGCTTGATCGACTTGAGCAAATTGCCTCCGCTTTGAGCGTTTCTCCTGCGTACTTGATGGGATGGGAAGATACTTCCGACAACTTACCAGATAATATTTTCTCTTTGCCAAAAATGAAAAAAATCCCCCTGGTGGGGCAGATTGCCTGTGGTCTGCCTATTCTGGCGGAAGAAAACATAGAGGACTATATTGACCTTCCTACCCACATCCATGCAGATTACGCCTTGACCTGCAAAGGAGAGAGCATGGTAAACGCTGGGATACAAGACGGAGACGTGGTTTATATAAGAAAACAAGAAGAAGTAGAGAACGGACAGATCGCCGCCGTGCGGGTAGACTGTGAGGATGCTACTTTGAAGCGGTTCTATTATGACGGCTCCGCCGTGCAGCTCGTAGCAGAAAATCCGAAATTCCCGCCTCAGGTGTTCGCAGGAGAGAATATCAACCGCATCAAAGTCATCGGCTTGGCCGTGGCGTATACCCATGTGATTCATTAAGATGTTGGTAAATAAAAACCCGCCCCCGGTGCTGGCACACCAGGGGCGGATGAGGGGCAGTAAACTTGTGGCGGAATACTGCCCTTTCATTTTATCAAAGATGGGAGGAAAAAGCAATGGCGAAAAGGATTAACTATGCGGCTCTGTATACCCTTCGGAAAGACGGACGCTATATGGGGACCTATTCCGACGAAACCGGGCGGCACTACGTCTATGACCGGGACCCGGAAACGCTGTACCGGAAAATCCAGGACCTTACCGTTCCGAAGGAGGAAACGACTCCCACATTCGGCCAGGTTGCCGACGAGTGGGAACGGGAGCACCGGGAAGAAATTGAACCCAGGACGTGGAACAACTACGCCCCCCATGTTTCGGACATGATAGAGACACGCGGGAACACACCCATAGATCAGATGGAAGCGTCTGATGTATTGAATGACCTATCCAGGGCAAAGGCGAAAGGGTACAGCGCCACTGTGGTGAATACCCGGAAATCCATCTTCAAAATGATTTTCGACTTTGCTATTATCAAAGGGTATATCAAATACAATCCGGCCACCGCCGTAAGGCTTCCGAAAGGCTTGAAGCGGGGAAAGCGAAAGGCCCCAACAAAGGAGCAGATGCAGGTTATTCTGACCAACGTCTCCGCTCCGTTTGGCCTGTTCCCATTTCTATTGCTCTGCACTGGGATGCGAAAGTCCGAGGCTCTAGCACTGACCTGGGGAGACATCGACCTAGAGCAAAAGACGATCCGGGTGGACAAGTCCATAGATTACACAGACCAGTCCGCTCCCAAGTATAAATCTCCCAAAACAGAAGCGGGCGTTCGAACAGTCCCCATTATTGACATTCTTCTGGAGCAGTTGCAAAAGGAATATAAGGTGAAAAAGAGCAGCCTCCTGTTCCCGTGTCCCAGCAGCAACCGGGGCGGGCCGGGCGGCGGCCTGATGAAAGAGCGGGCATACGACGGAGCCTGGGAGCGGTATTGTAAAGCTGTCGGCTTGATGGAGGAAGGGAAGCCGTCTATTACCGCTCACAATCTCCGGCACGGAACCGCAACCCTAATGTTTGAACTAGGCGTGGACGAATTGACCGCTCAACACATCTTAGGCCACTCCCGTGTAGAGATTACCCGTGAAATCTATACCGATTTGCGGGATCAGCAAAGGAAGAAATCTGTTAACAAGCTCAATAAAGGGTTGTCAAAAATGTTGTCAATTAAGAAAAAAGCGTTGTAAATCAATGGTTTTTTACAGACTGTAAATCTGCTGGCTATGCCTTCGATGGTTCGAATCCATCCTCCTCCACCAAATCCCGGAAGCCTTTGGGAAACAAGGGTTTTCGGGTTTTTCTTTCCTCCGTTTCGTGGAAATCAAGAACGCAAAAATATCGAAAAAAACCGAATTAAAATGAATCGTTTGTTGTCAAATTGTTGTCAAAAAGGGGCCACCCATCTGCAAGGAGATAGGCGGTCCCTTAAAATTTTTCTTGGGCACTATAAATCGGACTATTTCACTACACACTCGTAGTACCTTGCAGCTTTCCCAGGTCGAACATCCTTATCCTTCAAAAATGCGTTTGCCATATCAGCGAAGAAATCGACGCTGCCGCAGACATTGTGCTTTTTGGCTACTTCATAAAAGTCACTGTAAATCATGTTGATAGAGGCCCACCATTCTATGGGGTCTGCCTCAATTTCTCTTTGCTCCATGATTTGTTTTGCCTGGTCAAACGTCCAGTGCGGCCCTTTGCTGCCGTCCTCGTTGCACATAGAATCAGTCCATTTTTCCGCGGATTCCATCGACAAATGCCTAGTATCCATCAAATGGTCCCTGATAATATAAAGGTCTGCTAACTTCTGATAATTTTTGTAACTGGAATCAAGACATTCCCATTTGGAAATTTCGTTGTCGATTTCTTGAGGATCTAGCATCACACCTTTTCTAGTTGCTCCATAAAACGGCGGACTACCTCGCGCTCACGCTCACTGGTTGCGCTCTCCATCATATCATGGG